TTATTGATTTTTCAGGAACAATCTAATGAACCGTTCATTGCACCCTGCATTAGATTATTCATTTAATTGTAGGTAGTTTGGCGGCACGACTAAGGAGGCGGAATGGACGACTTCAAAATGGTTTCGGAGTTTTTAAAATACGGCGGCGTGCCTGTCCTGATTTTTGTTATCTGGATGGCTTATCACAAAGCTCAGAGGCAGGCGGACAAAGAGACCCACGAAGCCTCTGTGAAAATGTTTAAAGAGATAATAGACGGGCAGGCGAAGAGAGAGGAGCAGCATTTTGAGCTGCTGAAAGAGATGATTGAGCAGCAGTCATATGTCGGCGAACGGTTGTCCCGACTGGAACAAAAAATGGATACAAACCACTGGTGTCCGATAGTCCGTGAAAATTCGAGAGGTAAATGATGAATATGGAAAGAGCAGCCCTGAAGGGGCAATTGCAGGATGCGAAAAGAGAACTGGGCGACCTTGACCTGCTCGCAGCAGGACAGATCATAGCCGCAAGGGGTTTTATAAATCCATACGCTGAAGACGTGACACTGCTCGAAACGGACAAAGCTCTGGCACAGGTTAAGGCTCTGCACGAGACTGTTGAAACTATGCGCACACTTAAAACACGCATTAAAAAACTTGAGGATGCACTCCATGGCTAAGAAGTCTGCATACTTCGCAGAAGCGGAACGGCTTTATGTCACGGAGAGCTGCACACTGGAGGAGATATCCGCCCGGCTGCGCAACGTTTCCGTCCGTTCGCTTCAGGACTGGAAAACAGAAGGCGACTGGGAGAACAAACGCAGGCAGTTCATTCAGCAGAAAGAGAGCTTTTCAGAGGAACTTTACGGGCTGACCAGAAAACTCATGGAGTCCATCAAAAAGGACATCGACAACAAAAACGACCCCAGCCAGAGCAAACTTTATACCCTCACAAAGCTGCTGGACAGCATGAACAAGGTGAAGAAATATGAGGACTCCGCCGCTGATGCGGTCACGGACATAACAGAGAACAGAAAGCCTATGCCGTCTAAAGAAGAACTTGCGGAGGCTTTCCGCAAAGGTCTTATGGATACATCGAATGAGTAACGGATATCTCCTGCCCTATCAGAACGCATGGCTGGAAGACCAGAGCAGGTTCAAGATATGGGAGAAGTCCCGAAGGATCGGTGCGACTTTTGTTCAGGGGTATGAGGACACGGAATACTGCGCTGTTGCAAACGTTGTTAACAAGGTCTATTTCTCGTCTGCGGACGAATCAGCAGGTAAAGAATACATAGACTATATCCGCTTCTGGAGCGGCAAGCTGAACTATGCCGTTACAGACTTTTACGAAGATTTCATAGACACAGAAAAAGACATCACCGCTATGACGGCTGTTTTCAGAAACGGCTCAAAGATACATGCGCTGACAAGCAACCCCCGCAGGTTCAGGTCGAAAGGCGGTAAGGTTGTGCTTGATGAGTTCGCTTACCATGACAATGCAAAGGCTCTGTGGGATGCAGCCAGTCCGTCAATCACATGGAATTTCCCTATCCGCATACTATCCACATACAACGGACAGAACAATCTTTACTACCGTTTCGTTCAGAATACAAAAAAAGGCAAAAACAACTGGAGTCTCCACAGCACCCCCATAACAGTTGCTGTTGAACAGGGGCTGGCAGACAAGATTCTCCGCCGGAAGCTGACCGATGCAGAGCGGCAGGCATGGCTGGACGAAGAGCGGACAAACTGCTCTGACGAAACAACGTGGATGCAGGAATATATGTGCGTTCCGGTGGACGAGTCCACCGCATTTCTTACCTACGACCTTATCCGCTCATGTGAGACAGACGATGAGCTTGTACCTTTTGCAGACATACACGACCGCACCGCACGTTTCCCCGGCGGGCTTTACATCGGCGTGGATGTGGGACGCAAGAAAGACCTTACGGTTATCACGGCACTTACAAAAGCAGGATCTGTTTACGACACCGTTTTTTACATTGAGCTTGAGAAAGCACCCTTTGCAGAGCAGAAGACTCTGCTGTGGGTGTTGTTCAGCCATCCGGATTTCCGCCGTGCCTGCATGGACAGCACCGGACTGGGGATGCAGATGGCAGAGGAGGCTGTTACGGCGTTCGGCAAATTCCGCATAGAGCCTGTGAGTTTCACCGCCGCCGTAAAAGAGCAGCTCGCATATGGTCTGTTAAGAAAGTTTGAGGACAGACGGATAACAGTTCCGGGACGGCCTGAGATAAGAGAAGACCTGCACAGCATACGCAAGCAGGTGACATCATCCGGCAATGTAAGGTTTGACGTGGGCAAGAGCGATGCATCAGGACACGCAGACCGTTTCTGGTCTATCGCACTTGCTGTGGAAGCTACGGACAAGAACACATCAGATCCGCCCATCGTCGTTTCAGGACACCGCAGAAAAAGCAAAACAGATTATCGGGGCTACGGCGAACTTTAAGCCACACATAGGGCATACCCCCGACTTTTTATATATCTCGCAATCTAAACGAATCTAAACGGGTTCTAAACAGGGTTTTTGATACATCGTCTTTTATCCCCCTTTAACAAAGGGGGACTTAGGGGGATTTACATTAAAAAGAAAATCCACCCCGACCCTCCTTTGATAAAGGAGGGAGCAAGTAAAAGGAGGTAATAAGCGGCATGGCAAAAGAAATCTGGATTACACCGCACCAGAAAGTCCCCATCGGACGTGGCAATAAAAGTCTTCACACCGAGATAGCAAGCCGGGACAGAGCCGAAGGTTTCGGCAGCTATTTCGGATATCTGCCGAACCCCGACCCGGTCTTAAAAAAACGGGGGCAGGATATCTCTGTCTACAAAGAGCTGCGGACGGACAGCCATGTTTTCAGCCAGATACTTTCACGCAAGAGCGGACTGAGAAGTATGGAGTGGGAGATTGACCGGGGCAAGGCAAAGACGAAAGAGACTGAGTTTATAAACGATATCTTTACGAACGTTCTGAAGATGAACAGGATAATTTCCGGAATGCTGGAAGCTCCGCTTTACGGATATAAATTCATGGAAATCATGTGGGAAAAACGGGGGGAATATCTCGTTTGTTCTGACGTTGTCGGTAAGCCGCCTCAGTGGTTCAACTTTGACACGGAAAACAGACCCCGCTTCAAGACCATGGGCAGCCTCATGGGCGAGTTGCTGCCTGACAAAAAGTTTCTCATTCCCACTTTTGAAGCCGACTATGAAAACCCTTACGGTTTTGCTTCGCTTTCGGCCTGTTTCTGGAGCGTTGTTTTTAAGCGTGGCGGAATGAAGTTCTGGGCTACGTTCACAGAGAAATATTCTATGCCTTTTCTACTCGGCAAGACACCCAGAGGCACAAGCAAAGAGGAGAATCAGGCATTGCTGGAGTCTCTGGACGAGATGATTCAGGACGCTGTCGCTGTTATTCCGGATGATTCATCTGTGGAAGTCATAACCGGCAGCGACAAGGGTTCTTCAGATATCTATTACCGCCTGTGCCAGTTCTGCAACGGAGAGATATCCAAAGCTCTGCTTGGGCAGACACTGACCACAGAGGTGGGCGACAACGGCAGCTATGCTGCGGGAAAGGTTCACGAGGGCGTGAGGGCGGACATAATAGAGTCCGATGCGGACATGGTTACAGAGCAGCTTAACCAGCTTATCCGCTGGCTGATAGACTTTAACTTTGCAAACGTCAACGCATATCCGGAGATCATCTTTTACTATCCTAAAGACGTGGACAAAGACCTTGCCGATCGTGACAGCACCCTGACAACACAGGGGGTGCGGTTTAATAAGAAATACTACTCAAGAGCTTATGGGCTTGATGATGATGAGTTTGATGTCGTTGATGTTGCAGATCCGGGACAACCGGCGGCAGAATTTGCAGAACCTGTGAAGAAAAAGAATACGGATGTTTTGGACGATGCGGCGGCGGGTATTAAAAGCCTTACTGCTGAATCCGAAGCAGAAATAGACATGAAACTGGCGGAGATTCTCAACTCTGCGTCGGACTATGACGAGGCGATAGAGGCACTGATGGCGGCTTATCCTAAGCTCAACCTTGAACGGGTGCAGGAGATGACGGACAGGCTCGGTTTTAACTCTTTCATGCTCGGCTTTGCCGAGGCTGAAGAAGAACAATAATAGGCACGTTGCCAGCGTGTCTTTTTCACAGCGTACCGCCTTTGCCACAGAGCGGTACGCCCTCCTTTTTAATGAGGTCTAATCATGATTTCAATAGACTTTAACAAGCCTCCTAAAGATGCTTACAGCTATCTGAAGGACAAAGGCTATAAGCTGTCGTTCAACTATGACGAGGTGCAGCGGGAACAGCACAACCACGCTTTCACAGTTGCGAAAGTTACCCGCCTTGACCTGCTGAACGACATTCACAACAGCCTGATAGACGCTATGGAAAAGGGCACTCCATTTGAACAGTGGAAACGAGAGCTGAAGCCTACGCTTGCGAAATATGGCTGGCTGGGCAAAACGGAAGTTACCGACCCGAAGACCGGCGAGGTGAAGACCATCAACGTCAACAGCCGCCGTCTGTCCACCATATACCACACGAACATGCGGGTGGCATATGCCAAAGGCAGATATGACCAGATGATGGCTCTGCCGGATGCACAATACTGGAGATACGTTGCTATTCTGGACGGGCTTACCCGGCCGGAACATAAAGCTCTGAACGGCATGATACGCCACCGAAGCGACCCTTTCTGGAAGCTGAACTATCCGCCCAACGCTTGGAACTGCCGCTGTTCCGTGCGGGCATATAGCCGGGAGCAGATGGAGCGGCGGGGCTGGAGGGTTACACCGGAGGACACACCGCTGCCCGCCGGTTATGCTCCGCACCCGGACTGGGCATATAGTCCCGGTATGTCTTACAAACCCGGAAGGCTGACACGGATGGAGTTGGACAAGTCCACTCTGGAGCTGCCGAAGATTGTCAAAGACAAGGCTATGAAAGATGTTTCGGATGATGAGTTGAAGAGAACGTTCTTTGAGGGCATGGGCATAAAGGAAGGAGGGACGTTCGTTGACAAGGTGGGCGACCCCACCGTTATTGACAACAACCTCTTTACCAGCGGCGGAGGGTTTTCTAAGGTGACAAAGAGGGATAGGCATTATTATGTTTCAGAGTTTGCGAACCTCATAAAAGATCCGGACGAAATATGGCTAGAGCTGGAGGAGTTGAAGCAACCCTCCGGGGCATATCTGAAAAATACCCATCGACTGGTAAAGAAGTTCTTCAGGTATTACGAGAATGAAAAAGGCGGACGTTCGGCTTTGATTGCTGTGTTTGAATATCAGAAGGATAAGACACAGGGAGCAACTATGTATTTTGTGAAGAGTGCAGATACGATAGAAAAGAAAAGGTTTGAAAAGCTGATTTATACTTCAGAAAAGAATCGGAGAGATTAAAGCAGACTTAGACACTGTCTTTTGCCGGGCTGTTAAGGTCTGCATCGCCAGATTACACAGTGCCGTCTCTCCGAAGTATGTATATATAATAAGCCCGCAGCGGGCTTATGTCAACTATCTCTCTGCTTTTAGAAGGAATTTAGGAATGTCACAAACCATCATTATTCAAGGATTAGACGAGGTCAACGCACGTTTAGGAACTCTCAACCGTGAGCTTTCGGACATGCAGCCGACACTGGAGGAGATTGGCAACGAACTGGCAAACATCACCGATGAATCGTTTGAAAACCAGAAAACACCCTGGGGCGAGGCGTGGAAGCCCAACGCTCAGGCTACTCTGGACAGTTACAAAGAAAAGAAAGGCAAGGGCAAAACAGCCAAGGCAAAGGCTGCGCTTACGGCAGATAAGCTGATCCTCATCGACAGCGGCCAGCTGAGATCCAGCATCACGCACGAGGTGACAAAGGACAGCGTGACGCTTACCGCAGGGAAGATCTACGCCCGCATACATCAGTTTGGCGGCGAGGCAGGCAGAGGCAAAAGCGTGACACTTCCGGCAAGACCATACATGCCTCTGAAGGACGAGAAACTGGACGAGGGGACACAAAAGGTGGTCAACGATATGATTATGCAGAGGCTGATTGCGGCTGTGGCAAAGAGTGGCGGGGTGGGGTAAAAAAGAAGCCCCTGCGGGAAACAGGGGCTGTGGATGATTATGTTAATATAGACGTTAACGGAACTGTACCG